AGGTCTGAAGAACATGCATTTAGAGATGAGACAAAGAATAGCTTGTTCAATCTTATAAAGATATACGAACAAATAGATTATAATGAAGGGAATAGAAACTCTTCAGTGCTAACCACTGGAAATTTTCAATGGGAAAATGGTATTAAGGATACTAGAGTCACATTCAATCCAGACCCTAAAGGTAGATTCAAAGTTAGTTGGGTACCTAGTAGAAATATTCAAAACAATGTAATATTAAAGAATGGAATTAAGTACCCTGGAAACGAACACATTGGTGCGTTCGGTTGTGATAGCTACGACATTAGTGGTACTGTGGATGGTAAAGGCTCTAAAGGAGCATTACATGGATTAACTAAATTTAGTATGGAAGATGCTCCAGCTAGTACATTCTTCTTGCAGTACCTTGCAAGACCACAAACAGCCGATATATTTTTTGAAGACGTTTTAATGGCATTGGTGTTTTATGGAATGCCTATACTCGCAGAGAATAATAAACCTCGATTACTGTATTATTTACGGCGTAGAGGTTACAGAGGTTTCAGCATGAATAGACCAGATAAGGTTTGGAATAAATTATCAACTGCTGAAAAGGAGGTGGGTGGGATGCCAAACTCTAGTGAGGATATAAAGCAAGCACATGCTGCTGCTATTGAAATGTACATTAATGATCACGTTGGTCATTTAGAGGATGGTACTTACGGAACTATGTACTTTAACGAAACATTAAACGATTGGAGTAGATTTAACATAAACAAAAGAACTAAACATGATGCTGCTATAAGCTCTGGTTTAGCTGTTATGGCTTGTAACAGACATATGTACAGACCTAATCCCGAAGTCAAAAAACAACCATTAGGTATAAATATATCTAAATATTCAAATACAGGTTTTAATTCAACAATAATAAAAAAGTAAATTATGGCAGAGTCTGCGATAACTAGCTTCCCTTCACAAGCAGTTAGTGATCTTGAGAAGATGAGTTACGAGTATGGTTTAAAGGTGGCTAGAGCTATTGAACACGAGTGGTTCTCTAGTAGTACATCTAAATATAGTGACAACTTAAATAACTTTCATAGACTTAGGTTATACGCGAGGGGAGAGCAGCCTATACAAAAATATAAAAATGAGTTATCTATAAATGGTGACTTAAGCTACTTAAACCTAGATTGGAAACCTGTACCCATTGTGCCTAAATTTGTAGATATTGTTGTTAACGGTATGGCTCAAAGAGCTTATGAAGTTAAAGCGTACTCTCAGGATTCGTACGGAGTTAGTAAGAGAACTGAATACATGGAGTCGATGCTTAGAGACATGAGATCTAGAGAGTTTAATGATCTAGCTCAACAGAATTTCGGTATGGATATGTATGAGAACGATAAGGAGTTACTACCTGATACCGAGGAGGAGTTGGCACTGCATATGCAGTTAGACTACAAGCAAGCTGTAGAGCTAGCCGAAGAACAAGCTATAAATGTTTTAATGGACGGTAGTAAGTTTGATTTAGTAAAGAAAAGATCTCTATATGATTTAACTACTATAGGTATTGGTGCTGTAAAAACTACTTTCGATTGGAGTGAGGGCGCTAAAGTAGAGTATGTGGACCCAGCTAATCTAGTCTACTCTTACACTGAGTCACCTTACTTTGATGATATATACTATGTTGGAGAAGTTAAAGAGATACCTATAAATGAGTTAGTAAAACAATTCCCGAACTTAACTGAACAAGATATAGAGGATATAGTTAAAGGTCCTAGAAGTTCAATAGCACAAGCTAAACCTAATAGAGATAGGAATAAGGTAGATGTACTCTACTTTAATTATAAGACTCATAAGAATAACACATATAAATTAAAAGAAACAGGGACTGGTGCTGATAAGGTCATAGAGAAAAATGATACGTTCAATCCACCGATGGATATGGATGGCAATTTTTCTAAACTAGAGAGAGTTGTAGAGTGCTTGTACGAAGGTGTCTTAATACTAGGTACTGATAGATTGCTCAAGTGGGATATGGCTAAGAACATGCTTAGGACTAAATCCAACTTTAGTAAAGTTAGAATGAACTACAGCATCGTAGCACCTAGAATGTATAACGGTAAGATAGAATCTATAGTTAGTAGAATAACAGGGTTTGCCGACATGATACAGTTAACACATTTGAAGCTACAACAAGTCCTATCTCGTATGGTTCCAGATGGTGTCTACATGGATGCTGACGGTTTAGCTGAGATAGATTTGGGTAATGGTACTAATTACTCTCCACAAGAAGCATTAAACATGTTCTTCCAAACTGGTTCGGTTATTGGTAGATCATTTACTTCTGAAGGTGATCAAAACCCTGGTAAAGTACCAATCCAGCAAATACAGAATGGAGCGGGTGGTAATAAATTACAAGCGTTAATACAAACGTATAATTATTACTTACAAATGATAAGGGATGTCACTGGTCTTAATGAAGCTAGAGATGCATCCACCCCTGATAGTAATGCTTTAGTTGGTATTCAGAAGTTAGCAGCAGCTAATTCTAATACAGCTACTAGACATATATTACAATCTATGTTATTACTAGCAGCTGAATCAGCTGAAGCTTTATCACTTAGAGTTTCCGATATTATAGAATACTCTCCTACTCGTGACGCTTTCATCCAATCGATAGGAGCTCACAACGTTGCTACTCTTGAGGAGATGGCTGAACTACATTTATATGATTTCGGTATATTTATAGAGTTAATGCCTGATGATGAGGAGAAACAGATATTGGAGAATAATATTCAAATGGCTTTAGCTCAGAAACTTATAGACTTGGATGATGCTATTGATCTTAGAGATGTTAGGAATGTTAAACTAGCTAATCAACTTCTGAAGATTAAGAGAAGAAAGAAAGCGGAGAGAGATCAAGCTATGCAGCAACAAAATATTCAAGCTCAGTCTCAAGCTAATCAACAAGCTCAACAAGCTGCTGCTCAAGCTGAAACTCAGAAAGAACAAGCTAAAGCTCAAATAACTTCTCAACTAGAGAAAGAAAAGAATCAATTAAAGATAGAGTACTTGAAACAAGAAGCGTTAGTTAAGAGAGAACTTATGGATCACGAGTTCCAAATAAATATGCAATTGAAAGGTATGGAAAACGAAAGCGCAGAGAAGCGTGACAAAATGAAAGAGGAAACAAAAAGGGGTGAATCACTTAAATCCTTTGAATCATCAGGTAATGATGTAGTAGGAGGTGGAATGGGTTTAAACCAATTTGACCCTAGATAATTAATTATATAATATTTTATTATGGAAACTAAAGACAATGTAACTAAGGTAGACTTAAGTAGCAAAACAGAAGACGATGTTATTAAAGTAGATCTAACTAAACCACCAGTAACCGAAGAGCCTAATGAAACTAAAGAAACAGAAGCTGACACAGCAGGAGTGGTGGGAGGCGATGAAAACACCGACACCCCACAAGAACAAGAAGAAGTACAACCGCAAGGAGAAATACAAGAAGCAGAAACACCAGTACTAGAAGAAGTAACTGAAGAAGAGGTTGAGATTGTAGAAGAGCAAATCGAAGAAGCTGTAGCTGAAGCAGAGGCTACTGGTAAACCTCTACCAGAGAATATACAGAAGCTAGTTGACTTTATGGAAGATACTGGTGGAGACATCAACGACTACGTTAAGCTGAATAGAGACTTGACTAAGTTAGACGACTCTGAGATTCTTGATGAATATTTTAGAAGCACTAAATCTCACTTATCAGCATCAGAAAGAAACTTTTTGCTAGAAGACAAATTCGGATTCGATGAAGAAGTTGATGATGAGAAAACGATACGATCAAAAAAGATTGCCTTAAAAGAGCAAGTTGCTGAGGCGAAATCCTACTTAGACGGGCAAAAGTCTAAATATTACGAAGAGATTAAAGCTGGGAGTAAACTTACAAGTGAGCAACAAAAAGCGGTTGATTTCTTCAACAGGTATAATGAAGAGTCTGAACAGACTAAAAACCAAACCAAGATCAATAAGGAGGTTTTTAACAATAAGACCAATAGTTTATTCAACGACAAGTTCAAAGGTTTTGATTACAATGTTGGGGATAAGAAGTATAGGTTTAATGTTAAAAACGTAGATGAGGTCAAAACGAAGCAAAGCGATTTAAACAATATGGTGCAGAAGTTTCTGGACAAGGACAACAAGATGAGCGATGCTAAAGGTTACCACAAATCCTTGTTTACAGCTATGAATGCCGACGCTGTTGCTCAGCACTTTTACGAGCAAGGGAAAGCAGATGCAATCAAAGATACTGT